GGCGGTGCGCTTGCCGCAACTGTGACTGCCCCGCTAGTTGCCGGTGCCGCGTCTGCGGTTAAATCCTTCGGCAGCGTGGACAAACAGTTTCGCCTCGTCGAGGCCACAATGGGCGACACGAAGAATACTGCAGCAGACTTTGACAACCTGTGGAATACGATGTCAAAGGACGCCGCAAACAGCGTGTACACGATGCAGGACTCTGCCGACGCATTGCTTAACTTCGCGCGGCAGGGCTTTACCGCCAAAGAATCTGCAGATATGCTGCAGCCGGCGCTGTCTCTCGCTGCGGGTACCGGTACGGATCTTGCGACTGTGACCAGCGGACTCGGCAATGCGATGAAGGCGTTCGGTGCAAGTTCAAGCGAGGCGGCAAACTACGCCGATATCCTGTCAAAGGCGCAGGCACAGGCTAATACAGACACGACAAACCTCTTTGATGCGATGAGCGTTGCGGCGCCGATCTGCAAAACGGTCGGCTGGAATATGTCGGACCTTGCGACAATCGTCGATCTCTTCGGTGATGCCGGCATCAGCGGATCCGAAGGTGCCAACGCCCTGAAGACCGGTCTTGCAAGACTTGCCGCTCCTGCTAAGACCGGCGAGATAGCCATGCACAAGCTCGGCCTCGAGACCGGGCAAACATACGCAATTTTCGACAAAAACGGCACGATGAAGGATATGACGACCGTGCTCGGAAATCTGCGCGAGGCTTTCAGCGGGCTCTCACAGCAGGAAAAGCTCGAAGCGGCGTCTAACATCTTTGGTAAGAATCAGATGTCGAAGTGGTTGACGCTCATCGACTCCGCTCCGGAAACAGTCGAATCCTACAGATCCAGTCTCGACAACTGTACGGATACGGCGAATCAGATGGCCGACTCCCTCATGTCGGGCGTTGGCGGATCCATTGAGCAGTTGTCATCGACCTTTGATGTTTTCAAGACTCAGATCGGCAAGGATATCCAGGATCCGGTGAAGGATCTGCTCGGATCCGTCATGGATCTGATGAACGGTTTCATGTCGCTCGACGAAGAGACCCAGAAGGACATCATTCACTGGGCAGCTGTCGCGGCGGCAATCGGTCCCGTGCTGCTAGTGGTCGGCAAGACCGTGACCGGTGTTGGCAATCTGATCACGGCGACCGGAAAGATCACGGAGGCACTCGGCAAGGCAACAACCAGTGTGGATGGTTTCGGCGCGGCACTTAAAGCCGGAGTCACCTCTCCGATGGGGCTTGCCGTTGCCGGTGTCGGGTCTTTCATTCTCACTTATAAGGCCCTCGATGCTGTCTTCACTGCAGCTCTCCCCGGCTATGCTGAACAGAAGCAGGCGATTGCCCAGCTGAAGGACGAGATGAAGCAGACAGAATCCGCGAACCGGCAGATGGCCACATCTATCCAGAGTGCTGTGCAGAATGTGTCCACAACCGGTGCGACGCTGGATCTGTGGAAGAGCAAGCTCAACGAATGCTTTGACGCGCAGGGAAATTTGAAATCCGGATGCGAACAGACGGCGAGCGTTGTGCTTAATCAGCTCAATGAGGCGATGGGCACGCAGTACTCGATCAGCGCGCAGGGATTTATCCAAAATACGGATGGGTCCCGCGTATCATTGAAGAGTCTGAATGACGAGATTGACAAGACTGTCGATTCTATGAAGCGGCAGGCGATGCAGAGCGCGCTCGGCAGCGAGTACACGACTGCGCTGCAGAATGAAGCGGCTGCACAGAGAGCCCTGAATGATGCGATCGGTATGTACAACGACGCTGTCGAAAAAGGACTTCCGCAGCAGCACAACTACGGGTTAAACGTTGAAAAGCTCGCCCAGCAGCTGGGTGTTGCTGAGGGAAATCTGAACGGCATATCGAACACGATGTCGATGGTTGCTGATTCCACGACCTACAGCGCACAGCAGTGTGAGGATGCTTTTACATCGATCACAACTAACGCTAACACGGCGGGCGACAGCTATAAGAACATGGCTACTGAGGCCGTGCATACCGGTGATCAGATCACGGCATCAGCAAATGGAGTTACGACGGCAACACAGACGATGAGTGCGAGCGTGGATTCGATCGCAAACTCTGCAAGCGCAAGCGCATCGAAATTTAATCAGACTTTTACCGATGCGGCGAATAAGTTCGCGGTATCAACAAATCTGATCAATTCGAACGCAGACAAATCCAAAATAACTATCACGAATGCGTTTGACATAGCCGGAAAAAAGTCGACGGAAACGTCGATAAAAATCAACTCGGACGCACTGAAGTCCCAGCTCGAAGTCACAAAGAATATCAACACGGCAAAGAAGAACATGGACTCTGGCGTTGATTCGATGCAGAAAAAGGTGTCTGGTGCAAAATGGAACTGGCCGAAGCTCAAACTGCCGCATTTCAATATCTCCGGATCCTTTGACCTCCTGAAGGGACAGGTTCCGCATCTTTCCGTTGACTGGTATGCAAAGGCCATGCAGGCCGGAATGATCCTCAACTCGCCGACAATCTTCGGCATGCAGGGCGGGCGGCTTCTTGGAGCCGGCGAAGCCGGTCCGGAAGTAGTTGTAGGCGCAAGCTCCCTATCCAAAATGATTATGAACTCTGTCAGCGCCGTCGGCGGTGCAGGACGGCAGACGATCATTAACGTGTACGGAGCTGAGGGGCAGGACGTGTGTGATCTAGCACAGCGCGTTGCCGATATTATCGGCGACGATGTACAGACTAACGAGGCGGTGTTTGCATGAGTATATATTTTAACGGCAGGAATCTGCGCGACTTCGGGTGCCTCTCTGATGAGCTGGACTCGCTGGTGCGGCCGGAGCCAGATATCACAACGGTGAAAGTACCAGGAAAAAACGGCACAGTTACGTTCTCCAATGGAAGATTCGAGAATGTGAACATCAAATTTGACTGTATCATTCCGCATGATTTTTATACAAATTATGCGGCGCTTATGGCTTTCCTCCGGAAGGATGCGGATTATCACCGCCTGGATGGCAATGCGGAAAAAGACTTTTTCCGTACCGGGCGGTTCAAGTCCGTATCGGGCCCGAAGATTAGCGAATGGTTCCAGCGCGGGACGTTTACACTGACCTTTGACTGCAAGCCCCAGCGCTGGGCCAAAGACGGGCAGGACTGGATGACGGTGGCGAGCGGCGCGAAAATTTACAATCGCTTTCTCTTTCCGGCGATTCCGCTGCTTCGCGTCTATGGCTGGGGCACGGTCGAGATCCAGGGGCGGAAGATCCTGATCAATGAGGACGATACAACGCCGTACATCGATATCGACTGCGATCTCAAGGACGCCTATTATGGTTCTTACAACCGCAACAGTTTTATCGAGGTGACGGACTGGCCGCAGCTGGATCCGGGTGAAAACACTGTGACACTTGGAGACAAAGTAACCAAACTGGAAATGATTCCGAGATTTTGGACAATATGATTCCTATTCTTTACTCTGAGACAGAAACAGAATACAAAACCAACGGACTCGGCGGACTTTCCGACGCGCTGACATGCACAGTGACAGAACAGCGAAACGGAAGCTACGAGCTGGAAATGGCCTATCCAGTGAGTGGCATCCATGCGGATGACCTGAAGGTATCGCGGCAGATCTGCGCAGTAGCGCACGACGGCGAGAAGTTTCAGCCGTTTAGAATCTACTCGATCACAAAGCCTATCTCCGGAAAGTTCACGGTAAAGGCGCGCCATGTCTCCTATTGGCTGTCTTTCATTGCGACGCTTCCGGGTGAGAAACAGACGACTGCACAGGATGCCTTGAATTCGCTCAAGACGAACGCCGCGTCTGACTGCCCGTTTACGTTCTACTCCGACGTGATCACAAACAGTTCCTTCCAGAATACGTCTGTGCTGTCCATCCGCTCTCTTCTTGGCGGGCAGGCAGGAAGTGTTCTTGATCAGTTCGGCGGCGAGTACGAGTTCGACCGATTTAAGGTTAGCCTTCTTCAGCACCGCGGCAGTACCATTCCCGTGGTGCTGGAATATGGCAAAAACATCACGGATCTTCAGCAGGAAGAGAACATCGGGACGACGTATACTGCCGTGATCGCATTCTGGAAAAACCAAGGCACGAACGGAGACGTGACGACCGTGACCAGCGATCTTGTGAAGTCTGGCAACGCTGACAAATATCCGTTCGTGCGCACGTACATTTTGGACTGTTCGACGGAGTACCAGACCAAGCCCACAAAAGACGCTCTCACGAAGCGCGCAGAGCTGTACGCGAAAGCTAACAATATCGGCGCGCCGAAAGTTAACATAAAGCTCTCTTTTGTCGCCCTTTGGCAGACTGAGGAGTACAAAAACGTCGCGCCCCTCCAGCACGTCCATCTGTGCGACACGATCAAAGTGAGGTTTTCAAAGTTCGGCATCGACGCATCCGCCAAGATCACGAAAACAATATACAACGTGCTGAAGGACCGGTATGACTCTATCGAAGTGGGCGACGCACGGACCTCGCTGGCTGACAAAATATCAGCCCAGACAACAGATCTTACGCTCGCACAGCAGCGAGCCAAACAGCAGCTGTGGGACTCGCTGAAGCACACGACGGAGCTGATCAGAGGCGGCACAGGCGGATACGTTGTGATCCGGCCGGACGAGACGACCGGATACTCCGACGAGATCCTCGTCACACGCCGGACAAAGACACGGCGAAGCAGGTGATCCGCATAAACAAGAACGGTATCGGTTTTTCGCTCGGCAACGGGTACAACGGACCCTTTACCAGCGCATGGACGATCGACGGCCACATGGTTGCCGACTTCATCACGACGGGCACGATCTCCTCACAGGACGGCAGGACAAAGATAAACCTCGACACCGGCGATCTCACGCTTTCATCTTCCGCGAAACTGGACGACAACACGCCGTTTTCGCAGATCAATGAGAATGCCGCGCAGATCAAAGAGAGCGCCGCGAAGATCAAAGAGAACGCCGCGAAGATCGAACTGAAGGTGTCCAAAACCGACAACGATCAGATCATATCCATGATCAACGCATCCGCCGACCGTATCTCTCTGACGGCAGGGCGGCTGGTGATCACTTCCGGAAATTTCCAGCTGGACGAGTACGGTAACATCACGGCTACCGGCGCGAACCTCTCCGGAACGTTGACCGCCGGAACAGATACAGGCAAGAAGATTGTGATCGCCAACGGAGTGCTTACCGGATACAGCGCGGGCGTGGAGCAGGCAAGCCTTAATATTGCAGACGGACAGTTTAACATCATCGGAAAGCTCGCCCTGAATGGGAATGTGGGAGTAAGTGGAATAGGATCGTATGTGAAGAACATCGACTACATGACGTTAAACATTCCGAAACTGAATCCGACCTCTGCGACAGCCAATTTTGTGAAAGATTTTACTCTTTCAGTTTCCGGCGGAGTGCTGACGGCTGATAACTATCTCAACACTAACACAAGCCTTACGACGACCACGCTGACATACAAGAACTCATACGGTACAACAAGCTATCAGACAGTTGTGACCGGATGGAATAAGGTCTGGAGCAAGCCATCAATCAGCGCTGTATCGGTATCCCACAGTAACACGACCGGCACCGCTGTGACATCGACTGGCTTGGAGCAGACATACATACAGTATACGGTGCCTACAAATATCAAGCTTGGCACAATCGTGAGCAAATACGGCATCATATCATCGATGGGGTGAGTAAATGATCAGATTTAATCCGGAAACACAGAGGTTTGAGCCATATGCACCGGCATGGGAATGCACAATCGTGCCGGACGTGGACGATATCACGGA